GGTGCTGGTAATGCTGGTTGCGTTTCAGCACTTCATTGGAGGCTATACGAACCAGATTTAGAAATTGATTTATATCACGATTCAGTACACCACCCAATTGAACGAGTAGGACAAGGAACAACTATTCCTGTTACAGGGTTAATTTCTACTTGTTTAGATTTTAATTGGTTTAATAATCCTATTGGAGCAACATTAAAAACAGGGATTCTATATAAGAATTGGGGAACAAAGAAAGATCATATTTTCCATGACTTCTACTCAATGGATCAAGTATCGATTCACTACACTCCGAAGAAATTAAGTGATGCTGTTTTATCTAGTGGAAAGTTTAATGTTATAGAACAAAAAATCACTGATCCAGAAAAAGAAATAGATGCTGATTTTATTATTGATTGTCGTGGTCGAAAGGCTAGAGACAAAGATAACTTAGATACTATTATCAATCCTATTAATTCCGTTTTACTTGCAAGTTTGCCTAAAAGAGATTTACTCTGGACTGAAGCACAAGCCACTCCTAATGGTTGGACTTTTGTTGTTCCTGTTGAAGATAAATTAAGTCTTGGTTATTTATATAACGCAGATTTGACTTCTAAGGAAGAAGCAACTAAAGACTTTCAAGAACGTTTTGGAGTAAAAGAGATAGAACATTCAATGAAATTTGACAATTACTGTTCTTTTAATCCCTTTGTTGGTGAACGTACTTTGTTAAATGGTAATCAGTGTGCATTCATCGAGCCGTTAGAAGCTACAGCTACGGGGTTGTATTTATATATTGCGAGGGTTGGTTATGATCGTTTTATCAACAAGGTAGACATTCCTCAATGCTTACATTTACTGCATAAAGAAGTTGATACGATTGCAAATTTTGTTTTATGGCATTACAAGACAGGTTCAAAATTTGATAGTCCTTTTTGGAACTATGTCAAAACACTACCTTTCACTCCTATTGAAAAACCTATTCAAGGAGGAATGTACGGTCAATGGAGGAAGCAATCATTTGATATTTGGGAAAATAATACTTAATAAATATGGGAGATGAACCACTCTTTCCTTCTATAACTCTACCTGATGCTTTGACTATTCCGGGTGCTATAGATATAGCAACACCGACATTAGAGCAACCTACAGCAGATATACCTAGTTTTCCGACTATAGTTGTAGCTCCAAGTGTTTTAGCACCACCTACAGGTGTTATTACAGCTGATTTGGAAGAGATTATGGAAGAAGAACTAGCAAGAAAACAAGAAGGTAAACCACCCAAACCAAAGCAAGAAGCTGCTGAAGTTAAACGTATAGATATACCATTCACTGACCTGACGTTTCCAGTTCCCAAAGAAGAGATACTCGTGACTGCAGGAACTACAGCGTCAGTGAGCGTTATAGCCACCCTTACTGTGACTTCGTTATTTAAGCAAACTGTTAAAGTAATGAAACCTATCATTATGCAGATTGCAAAACGGATACAAAAGAAATTTAATGGAAACCCCACAGGAAAAACCGAAGAATCTTCTGGGTAAACTGAAGGATGCTGCAGAAGATCAAGAACAACAAATACAGATTCTTGGTACATTTGTACGTTTAGGTGTTGTAGTTTGGAGTGGTTTTATAATCACAATGAACTACGTAGAAATACCTATGGTTAAGAAGTCAGGTAATTCTGATATCACGTTCGTTGCTAGTGTCTTTACTGGAGCATTAGCGACCTTTGGCCTTACTACAGGCAACAATAAAAAACAAGGTCCAGTAAATTGTCCTATGGCTAAAAAGAAACCAGAATGAACAAGTATTTACTATTTTTGCTGCTATTATTCCCAGCTGCAGCTAGAGCAAATACAGTCACCCCTGCTTTCACCCAAGGTAGTATGAATAGTACTACAAACTCTACTCAACAAATCGTAGAAACCATACAAACCACAGTATACGGAGGCGATTATTCCAGTTGGACTGGTCACAATATAACCCCTTCAGGTCATATAAACGATCATGCAACCAATTTCGATATAACAACTCCCGGTCAGAACTTTCAGCTAGAAATAGTGAACAGAGCTGCAGGAGTAATCGAAGTAACAGATATAAACAGAACAATAGACACAACTTCGCTAACTACTTCCTTGTCAGTCTTCTCTCAATAGGAGTAGGGGTACCAGTTAAAGCTGAAGATGGGAATACAGTGTTAAACCCTCAGACTTCAGCTGCTGCGACAGGAAATGTAACCAATCAAGCTGTGCAATTCCAGAACAATTCTGGAGTTTCACGGCAACAATACGGTAGGGGAGTGGTTTGTAACGGTCCTGTTATGAGCCTTTCCCCCTACTATCTAGGTACTGAAGGTAAACCGTACGATCCTGAGTCTTATAATATAACTCATAACTGGGGAGTACAGATGTCTTTCATGGTACCACTAGATAGAAAGTCTGTTGATATATGTAAAAAGCTTGCTGAGAAGGAATTACAAAAACAACGGCTCGATTATGAGCTTGTTCGCATAGATAACTGCACAAGATTCATGCAAAGAGGTTTTACACTTAAACCTGGGACTGATTTTGTCTCACTTTGTAATGATGTAGTGCCAATTGCTGTTTTATCAGCACAAGATAAACAAAAACAACCCACTAAGAAGAAATGATTCTACTAATTAAGCCTATCCTACTCAAATTCGCAACTTCTGAATCAGTTAAAAAACTGATTGTTGATATTTTAAAGAAGCTTGTTACCACTACCGATAATAAAGTGGATGATAAAGCAGTAGAATTTCTGGAGAAACAGTTATTTCCTAAAACATAATGGCTAAAAGAGCTACGGAAGAACAGTTTAACGAGCTACATCGGCTCGTTACAACTGAATTCCTTAAAAGAATTAAGAGTGGAGAAGCTTCTGCTCATGAATTGAAAGCAGCCTGTGATTGGCTTGTTAAAAATGATATCAGTGGTGTTGCTTATGAAGGTAATCCATTGGATAAATTGGCAGCTGTAATGCCTCAAATCGACCCTGACCTTGTACAACGGAGATTATATGGCAAGCGGACTGAACACGTCTGACTATTATAAGTCCCACCCAAAAGCAAGAGCTAAAAAGAACGCTTATCAAAAGAAGTTTAATTCATCTGCTCTTCAGATTCGGAAAAGAACAGCGTTAAATGCTGAAAATAGAAGAAGAGGAACTTATGGCAATGGTGATAAGTTGGATGTCTCGCATAAAAAAGGCGGCGGCACCAAACTCGAAGCCCAATCAAAAAACCGAGCCAGAAATAGAGGCAAAGCGTGACCCCACTACTACCCACTCCTAAACATTACTTATACAATCTAATAACCATGACAAGTCCTGACGCTAAAAAGCTCTGGAGAAGAGCTGTAAAAGAGCACTTCAATTGTACATGTGTTTATTGTGGAAACCATTATGAAATTAATCAACTTACACTCGATCATGTTAAACCCAAATGCAACGGTGGAGAAACAATTACAAAGAATATGGTACCAGCTTGTAGGAGATGTAATCAGGAGAAGGGTAGTAGACACTGGAGGGACTGGATGAGAGATACGTTTGGACACAAACCGTATCGAGAGGAACTTATTTTATCACACATTAATTAACTATGGGAAGAAGAGATTACAGGAAAGTCACTCAACGTAAACCTAAAACAAAAGGTAAGGGTGATGAATTAATTGATTGGACAATTAAAGATTTAGATCGAAGAGGTAAAAATCTTCAACAGCAATTAGATCTTTATGCAAAACAATTACTTTATGGTATGGATGAAACTCCACATAAAGTAACTCAACCAAAACGTAGAGGTAATGTCAAACAACCATCACAAGAAGAAAGATGGAGAAAAGAAGAAGAGGATTTTGCTAAACAACAAGCAGAGTGGAATGAAGCTAATGAAGCTCAGATAAATCCAATACCACCAGAGCTGACAACTCCTAACCCTGCTTTGCAGGAAGGTATTATGTTTGATCGGAGACCTTCAGATCAAGATTTAAGATTAAATGAATATGCAATTGAACTAGCTCAAAAACATGCTAAACTAGATGCTGAAGGAGCCTACACTATAAATAATTTAAGAGAATTGTTTATGAATAGTGATCCAAGTTATAATAGAAGCTTAAATGATTTAGCAGCCGACGTATCTGGAAGATTTTACTCTCCACCAGCTAACAAA